CGCATTTCCAACATCTCCGCTTGGGTGATCGTTAACTCTGTGCCCCGGGGCGGACCGCCGCAAGAGATGATGTCTTGATCCTGACGTGCGGCGTTCCTCGCTGCCTCTTATCACCAAGTTGAGCCCCGGCGTTGCCGTTTGCGCTTCCCAAATAGCTCAAGCCGTCTGTCGGTTAAAGAGGTTCGTCGACCTTCGCGCATTAGCCCGCCAGCGATTCGAGCCTTGACGATCCGGACATCAACAAAATGCATCGCATTTTGCAAAATCGCGCGGCGGCTTGACAAAAAATAGATAAAACGTATGTCGGTTTGCCAACGTGACGAACTGCGCCCCAAGCCGAGCGCGCCCAGAGCTTCCACTGCCGCCGTCACGCCGCAACTGAACCCACAGAGAGCTTTGCATGCCTAGCCGAAAACACCTGGCTGCCGGCGCGCCGGCCGATGCCGCGCGCCCGAGCAGATATTCCAGCGAGCTTGCACGCGCGATCTGCGACGCCGCCGCGACAGGGGAATCGTTGACCGATATTTGTGCGCGCCCCGATCGGCCGGATCGCGACGTCGTGAGCCGGTGGCTGGCAACCAACGCGGATTTCCAGGCCGCCTACGCGCGCTCGCTCGAAGTTTTGGCCGATCGCTATGCCGAAGAGATTCTCGCGCTCGCCGACGGCACCGGCGACGGCGCGGGCGAACCCGGCAAGCGCGACGGCGCCGACACCGTCGCGCGCCTCAAGCTTCGCATCGATACGCGCAAGTGGCTGATGGCAAAGCTTGCGCCCAACAAATACGGCGACCGGCTCGCGGCCGCTGCCAAGACGAATGCCGCAACGCCCCTCAACATTCACGACCTACCGAAAGAGCAACTTGATGAGATTGACGCTGAAGGCGGTGAGGAATGAGAAGCTCCGCCGCGAGCGCGGAAGCAACAGCCTGAGCGGGTTTGCCTTGGCGATCGATGTGCCGGGGCGGCCGGTGGGCGAAAACCCCGACGAGTGGCTCTATCATCCGATCGAGACCAGCGTCGCGGCGCACCACGGCTTGCTGATGCGCACCGCCGAGCGCGCGATCACCACCCCGCACGGCCGCGCCATGATCCTGATGCCGCCGGGCTCCGCCAAATCGACCTATTGTTCGGTGGTGCTGCCGGCCTACGTGATGGGACGCTGGCCCGGCTCACGCATCATGGTCACGTCCTACGGAACCGACCTTGCCCGCAAGCACGGCCGCCGCGCCCGCCAGATCGCGCGCTCGTCGGGCTACCGGGCGATCTTCGATACTAGACTGAGTTCGGAATCCTCGGCCGCCGACGAATGGGCGCTCACCAATGGCTCCGAGTATATGGCGGCCGGCATTCTCGCCGGCATCACCGGCAATCGCGCCAACGGCATTGTCATCGACGATCCGGTCAAAGGCCGCGACGAAGCCGGCTCGGATTTGATCCGTACGCGCACGCGCGAAGCCTACGAGGACGACATCAAGACCAGGCTCGTGCCTGGCGGCTGGATCATCCTCATTCAGACGCGCTGGCACGAGGACGATCTCGCGGGTTCGATCCTGCCCAAGGACTGGGCGGGCGAATCAGGGGTGATCCCGTGCCGCGACGGTGCGCACTGGAATGTTCTCTGCGTGCCGGCACGCGCCGACCGACACGATGATCCACTCAAGCGTGAGATCGGCGAATATCTCTGGCCGCAATGGTTCGACCGCGCGCACTGGGCGCAGTTCGAGCGCGTCCCGCGCACCTGGTCGGCGCTCTATCAGCAAAAGCCCGCGCCCGACACCGGGACCGTGTTCGAATCCGGCTGGCTGCACGATTACGAGCGCCCGCCGCCACGCGAGACGCTGCGGATCTACGGCGCCTCCGACTACGCGGTCAGCGACGGGCGCGGCGACTACACGGTGCACATCGTGGTCGGCATCGATCCGGAAGGGCACATGTATGTGCTCGACCTCTGGCGCCGGCAGGCGAAGTCCGATGTCTGGGTCGAGGCTTTCTGCGACCTGGTGCTGCGCTGGAAGCCGATCGCCTGGGCCGAGGAGAGCGGGCAGATCCGCGCCGGCATCGGGCCGTTTCTCGAGCGCCGCATGCGCGAGCGCAGAGCTTATGTCATGCGCCGGCAGTTTCCGGCGCGCGACGACAAGACCGTGCGGGCGCAGTCGATCATCGGCCGTATGGCGCTCGAGGGCCTCTATCTGCCGGCTGGCGCCGACTGGGTGCCGGCCTTGCGCGCCGAGCTGGTGCACTTTCCGAGCGGCCGCAACGACGATCAGGTCGATGCGCTCGGCCTGATCGGCCAGCTCATCGACATCATGCTCATCGGCAAGGCGCCCGCGCGGGTGCTGCCGGTCCGCAGCATCAACGAGCTCACCATGGACGAGGTCTGGCGGCTATGCCGCCCGCGGACGCCCGACCCTTACCGGAGGATTTGATCTGATGATCGAGGCCAGTGCGTCAGGCGACTGCATCGAAACGCTCGACGATCTCGGCAGCGGCGATGCCGCGCGGTTTGCCTATTGGGAGATGCAGGAACGCATCGCCGAGAAGGAGGAGCGCGCCTGGATTAAGCGCGCGCGCGACATCATCAAGCGCTATCGAGACGAACGCCCGCAGGCGGGCCAGACCACGTCGCGCTTCAATATTCTGTGGTCGAACGTGCAAACCTTGCAGCCAACGCTCTACGCCCGCACCCCCAAGCCAGACGTGGAGCGGCGGTTCCGCGACCAGGACCCGGTCAGCCGGCTCGCCGCGATGCTGCTCGAGCGCTGCCTCGCCTACGCGGTCGACGCCTTCAACTTCGATGCGGTGATGCGCGCGGTGGTGGAGGATCGCCTGCTGCCGGGCCGCGGCGTCGCGCGTGTCGTGTACGTGCCGCACTTCGGGGAGCCGCTGCCGCAACACCAAGAGCCGATGGCGCCGGACGAAACGCCGGCGGCGGATGACGATCACGATAACGATGCGTCGTCGGCCGTTCCCGTTCCGGTGCCGGATCTGCGCGAAGTGGTGTTCGAGGAGGTGCAGGCGAGATACGTCTTCTGGGAAGACTATCGCGAAGGCCCGGCCCGGCAATGGAACGAAGTTCCGTGGCTGCGCTACCGCTCCTACATGACGCGCGCGGAGCTGATCGCCCGCTTCGGAAAGCGCAAAGCTGCGCCGTCAACCTCGACCACGCTCCCAAGAGTGCGGGCGAGCTTTCGCGCGCGGATCGTCCGCCCGACCTCTATCAGAAGGCGGTGGTGCACGAGGTCTGGGACAAGACGGCGAAACGCGTGTGCTGGTACGCGCCCGGCACGCCGGACCTCATTCTCGACGAGCAGGACGATCCGCTCCGTCTGGCCGATTTCTTTCCGAATCCCGACCCGGTGCTCGCGACCACCAGCAACGACAAACGCGTGCCGGTGCCAGACTACACCGAATATCAGGACCAGGCGCGCGAGCTCGATATTCTCACCGCCCGCATCGACCGGCTGACCCGCGCCCTGAAGGTCTCGGGCATTTATCCGGGTGAGGAAAAGCAGGTGCTCCAGCAGCTCATCGACGAGGGCACCGAGAACCGGCTGGTCCCGGTCGACGACTGGCCGGCGTTCGCCGACAAGGGCAACCTCGCCAACCTCATCCAATGGATGCCCATTGCGCAAGTCGCCGAAACATTGATCCAGCTCTACAACGCGCGCGACCGGGTCAAGGCCGTGCTTTACGAGATCACCGGCATCGGCGACATCATGCGGGGGATGACAAACCCCAACGAGACCCTTGGCGCGCAGGAGCTCAAGGCCAATTTTGCGACCCGGCGGATCGTGCCGCAGCAGAAGGAGGTGGCGCGGTTTGCGCGCGACCTGCTGCGCCTCATGGGTGCGGTCATCGCCGAGCATGTCTCCCCGCGCACGATTTCGCTGATCACCGGCTATCCGCAGCTTGATCCGGTCCCGGCGCTGCCACCGCGCCCGCTGCCGCCGCCGTTACCGGCTGCCCCCGCTTCCGCTCCGCAACCGCCGCCCGCGCTCGCGGCCTATCAGCGCGATCTCGCGAATTGGCAGGCGATGGCGGGGCGGGTGCAGGCGATCGCTGCCGCGAACGATCAAAAGCAACAACAATTCGACGCCGCCGTTACGTTGCTGCGACAGGACGGCGCGCACGGTTTCCGGATCGATATTGAGACCGACTCTACGATCGCCCCGGACGAGCAGGCCGAGAAACAGGCGCGCGTCGAATTCCTGGCGCAAATGGTTCCGTTGCTCGAGCAGGTGGTGCCGCTCGCCATGGGAAACCCGGCACTGGCCGCGGTCTGCCGCGAGATCACGCTATTTGCGGCCCGCGGCTTTCGGGTCGCGCGCACACTCGAGGAGGCGCTGGAAGGCGCATTCGAAGCGCTCGCCCGCATGACGCCCAATCCGAAATTCGCCGGCGCCGATCAGGGCCGCGCCGGCAGGGGAGGCAGCGACTCTGTCGATCTCGCGGTCCGCGCGCACGCAGCCGATGCCAAAGTCGCGGTCGAGCGCGAGAAGAACGCAATCGCCTCGGCGCGCATCGCAAGCGAGCAGCAACTCGGGCAAATGAAGCTCGCCACGCAGGCGGCCGGCGAGCGCGCCAAGCTCGCGCTCGCGGCCGAGAAGCTCGAGGCCGAAAAGGCGCTGCGCAGCGCCGAGATCGGCGCCATCGCGGCGCGCGAGGCACAGGGGTTGGCGTAGGAGCGAGGCGCACAAATGTACGCTCGCGGTGCCGGACGATTTGAAAAGAAAAATGGTGCTGGACGGGCCGAAAAACGGCCGTTGTAGTTACGGAATTCGTCCAGCGATGTGTATCTACACCAAGCGGGCACGCCGTTCTAACTTAAATTAATGATGACGTGCGTTTGGTCGAGTGCTGTTGCGCCCATGCATCACTGGGTATTCGGTTCGGGCGCGCTACGGTCGAGCTGGCGGGACTTGACACGAAATAGATAAAACGTATGTCAGTTTGCCAACGTGAGTTCGTGCGCCTCGGCCCCGCCGGGGCGTTTTCGTTTTCAAGCGGGCGTATCCCATGACCATCAACCTCGACACCGAGATCGTCGCCACCGCGTTCGATCCCGCAACCGATACCTGCGCCTACACGGTTGCGCGCGACGGCAAGCGTTGGACGGTTAGGGTTCCGCTGGCGCAGCTCGAGGCGCATGGCGCCAACAAGGACGCGCGCCGCGCGCATCTGGCCAACGTGCTGACCGCCGCGATGCAGGGCGCACCGGATGATTCGCCTGTTTGACGTGAACAGCGTGGATGGCCGGGACAAGCCCGGCCATGACGCTGAGTGTGTTGATCTGTCCAAGGACAAACATGCCGCCGCGTGAAACCTACGTCATGCGCGAGGGCCGCCTCGTGCCTAAGCGCGGCGCCAAGCGTGACGACATCGCGCCGCGCGGTCCGCAGATCATCCGCGACATCGAGCCTTATCGCTCGGTCGCGTTCGATATTGCGAGCGGCAAGCGTGTGCTCGTCGGCGGGCGCGCCCAGCACCGCGAGTTTCTGCGCCGAAACAACTATGTCGAGGTCGGCAACGACGACGTGACGCCGGGCCGCGAAGAGCTTTCCCGCGCCGACCGGATCGCCGACATCCGGCGCGCGTTGCGCGACTGGTAGGATGGGTTGAGCGTAGCGAAACCCATCGCCAGCGTTTCCAAATCGCAACAAGAATGATGGGTTTCCCCGCGGCAAGCGCGGGTTTAACCCATCCTACACCAGCCGGCTGTGCCAACCGCCGGCCTCATCAGAGGACATCAATGACTGACCAACTAACCGGCGCTGCCGTCGCGCAGCCCGCCGACGATCTTCGTTCTGCGCTTTCCGCCGCGATCGCATCGCGGGACGGTGATCCTGCGGGCGACATCGCAACCGATGCCGCTGTCGAACCGGATTCGCCGGCCGAGGCTGTGAACGACGAAGCGGGCGCGGCTCCGGTGGAACCTTCCGACGCCAAACAGTCCGCCGAGCCGGAAGAACCGCCGCCGGCCGCGGTGTCCGCGCTCGAGCCGCCGTCGAACTGGAAGCCCGCCGACAAGGACATGTTCAAAACCCTGCCGGAGCCGGCGCGCCAGTTCCTGCTCGAGCGTCACCGCGCTATGCACGCGAGCCATACCCGGAAGATGCAGGCGATCGCCGAACTCAAGCGCGAGTACGAGCCGGTCGAACAGGTGTTTGCGCCCCACCGCGAGATCATGCGCCAGCGCGGCTTGACCCCACGCGCGTTGATCGAGGGATGGGCGGATGTCGAGCGCCGTCTCGCCGAGGGCGACGGCGTCAACGTGATCAAAGGAATCGTCGCAGGCTACAGCATCGACCCGGCCCGCGTCGCAGACGCGCTCGGCATCGGCGCGCGCCAAGCGGTGGACGCGGCCGACTCGAAGCCGGCGGCGGCGGAGACGCCGACGTCGCCGCAGGTTCCCGCCGAGGTCCTCCAGGAAATCGCGCGGCTGCGCCAGCGCGCGGAGGCCGAAGACCGTGCCAAGGCCGAGGCTGCGCGCCTCGCGCAGGCCGCCGCCCGTCAGAAGTTTCTCACCGAACTCGAAGCGTTCAAGAATGCCCGCGACGACCAGGGCAATCTCCTGCATCCCCACTTCTCGGATCTCGAGGAGGACATGGCTCACCTCGCGCTTGCCGCGAAGAGCCGGGGACAGGCGATCCCACCGTTGCGCGAACTCTACGACAAGGCCGTCCGCGCAAACCCCTCGACGTACGAAGCGCAACGCATTGCCGATCAGCAATCCGCCGAGCGCAGGCGACAGGACGAGGCCAGGGCGAAGGCG